TGGGCTCGACAAACGCGCTTACGTTCTGGCGGATCGCACGATCCAGGGCCGTACACCGGAAGTGTGGGCGAAAGCGGCGCTTGCGGCCTACGACGATTTCGGCGCCGACCGTATGGTGGCGGAAGTCAACCAGGGCGGCGATCTGGTGATCTCCGTCCTGCAGCAGTTCCGCGAGCATTTGCCCGTCGTCAAAGTTAGGGCGACGCGGGGCAAATGGATCAGGGCCGAGCCGGTGGCGGCGCTCTACGCGGAAGGACGCGTCGTACACGTCGGACGCTTCACGGCGCTCGAGGATCAGATGTGCCTGTTCGGTGCCGATGGTTCGGTCGCGGGTCGCAGCCCCGATCGCGCCGACGCGCTCGTCTGGGCGATTACGGATTTACTGCTCTCCGGCGGCGGAACGCCATCAGTGCGGATGATCTAGCAATCGGCAAAGTTGTCATCCCGGCCGAAGCGTAGCGGAGAGCCGGGACCCAAGGCCACGACGCGCAGAGCGTCGTTGATGCGTCTTCGACAAATCTTGCGCTGGGTCCCGGATCGATCTCGGGCTTCGCCTCCGATCGTCCGGGATGACAACAGAGTAATTTGCGCCTCAACACGACTTCCTTTCCCCCGCGAAGAATGGGGACAGGGAACGCGCCTCTCAATTTCAAAGGACAGGTTCATGTCGCGAATTTCCGACGCGCTCGGGAAGATGATCTTGCGCGCGCGCATTACCGCGCTCGGCGGCCGGCTCCGCGAAGCGGAGTCGCCGAGCGCAAACAAGACTTCCGCGCTCGGCGGCCGGCTCCGCGAAGCGGAGTCGCCGAGCGCAAACAAAGAAGAGAAGGGCTCTGTGACGGGGCCATTGGTAGCGTATCAAAATCTTGGCGATCCGGTGTGGGCGCCGCGCGATTACGCGACCTTCGCGCGCGAAGGCTTCATGCAGAACGCCATCGTCTATCGCTCCGTGCGCATGATCGCGGAGGCCGCGGCCTCGATCCCGCTGCTGCTCTATAGCGGCACCGACGAAATAGAAGATCATCCGCTGCTCGATCTGATCCGCCGTCCGAGCCTCGATCACACCGGCACCGATTTCCTGGAATCCTGGTACGGCTTCCTGCTCGTCGCCGGTAATGCCTACGCGGAAGCGGTCGCCATCGACGGCGACGTGCGCGAGCTGCACATTCTGCGGCCCGACCGGATGAAAGTCATCCCGGGCCTCGATGGCTGGCCGGAAGGATATGAATACACCGCCTCGGGCCGTTCGGTTCGCTTCGTAAACGACGTGCTCGACGGCGTCCGTCCGATCCTGCAAGTGCGCCTCTTTCATCCGGCAAACGATCACTACGGCATGAGCCCCATCGAGGCGGCGGCGACCGCGATCGACATCCACAACACCGCGTCGGGTTGGAACAAGGCCCTACTCGACAATTCCGCGCGGCCCTCCGGCGCGCTCGTCTACGCCGCCGCGAACGGCCAGATGACCGACGATCAATTCACTCGGCTGAAGGGTGAACTCGAAACGAGCTTCCAAGGCGCACGAGCCGCGGGGCGTCCGCTGCTGCTCGAAGGCGGGCTCGACTGGAAGCCCTTATCGCTGACGCCGAAGGACATGGACTTCATTGAAGCAAAGAACGTCGCGGCGCGCGAGATCGCGCTCGCCATTGGCGTGCCGCCGATGCTGCTCGGCATCCCGGGAGACAATACGTATTCAAATTATCAGGAAGCGCAGCGAGTCTTCTGGCGACAGACGGTCCTGCCGCTGGTGAACAGGACAGCGCGGGCACTCTCCTCTTGGCTCGCTCCGGCGTTTGACACAGGGCCCGTGCCCCGCGACTCCGCTGCGCGGAGCCGGCCGCGGCGCACCAATTTAGAACTCAAACCGGACCTCGATCAGATCGAAGCTCTCTCGCCGGAACGCGATGCGCTGTGGAAGCGTCTCGAAGGCGTGAAGTTCCTAACAGATGACGAAAAGAGGGCCGCCATCGGATACGGAAGCCTGTCCGAGGCGCCCGCTCGATAACGCTCGCGTACTCATTCCTCCCGTGCTTGGCGGCCGGCTCGCGGAACGCGAGTCGCCAAGCACAAATGAAAGATCCCTCATGACCGAACGATTTCTGATGCCCGCTTCGCTTTCAAGGAGAAGCCTGGCTTTGGCCCTCGACATGAAGTCGATAGAAGATGACGGCGTCTTCGAGGGCTACGCGAGTCTGTTCAATCGCGAAGATCTCGGCCACGACGTGATTGCGCCGGGTGCCTTCCGCAACAGCCTGCTGCAACGTGGCGCGGCGCGCATTAAGATGCTCTTTCAGCACGATCCGGCCGAGCCGATTGGAGTCTGGGAAGATATTCGCGAGGACGCACGTGGCCTTTACGTCAGAGGCCGGTTGATGACGGCGGTCGCGAAAGCGCGCGAAGTGTTGGCGCTGATGCGCGCCGGCGCACTCGATGGGTTGTCGATCGGCTTCAAGGCGGAGAAGGGGCGTCGCAATGCGGCGACCGGCGTGCGCCGTCTCGAGAAAGTCGATCTCTGGGAAATTTCGGTCGTCACGTTTCCGATGCTGCCGGGCGCGCGCGTCGAGAGTGTGAAGGCGCGGCCGTTCAAAGCTGCGGCGCCGACCGAACGTGAATTCGAGCGCTGGCTCACGCGGGATGCTGGGCTGACGCGGATGGAGGCCAGGGCGGTGTTCCGCTCGGGTTTCCACGGTCTCAAGGCTCTGCGGGACGCGGGCCGGACCTTTGACGACGATGCCGGGCTTGCCGTTCGCTTCAGAGCGGCGGCACGGCAGATTTCACCGGCAACGTAAGACAAGCCAACTCCGTAGTTGTCATCCCGGGCGAGCCATTTGGCGAGACCCGGGACCCAGGGCAACGAGAGTGTGCTCTGGGTCCCGGCTCTTCGCTGCGCTTCGGCCGGGATGACAACGTGAGTTGCCTGTCAACACCCTAAAACAGGACAACACCATGACCGACACGACTCCCCTCGAAACGAAAGGGGCGGGCGGGGAAACCGCGCGCGCTTTCGAAGAATTCCTCGAAGCATTCGACGCATTCAAGGAAACGAACGACGAGCGCCTCGCCGAAATCGAGCGTCGCGGCACCGCCGATGCGCTGACCGCCGAAAAGCTGGCGCACATCGAGGAAACGCTCGACAGCACCAAGCGGCTGGCCGATGGCCTGGCGCTCAAATCGGCGCGGCCACACCTCGGCCCAGGTGCAGCTGATCCTGCTTCACAACTTGCGCACAAGACGGCGTTCGACGGCTACGTCCGCCGCGGCGACGCGGGGCGCCTCGCTCGCATCGAGGAGAAAGCACTGTCAGCCGGCTCGGGCGCCGACGGCGGCTATCTCGTGCCGGCCGAAACGGAAGCGACGGTCAACCGCGCGTTGAAGGCCATCTCGCCGATGCGCGCCATCTCCGGTATTCGCCAGGTGTCTGGGTCGGTCTACAAGCGGCCGTTCGCGACGACTGGCGTCGGCACCGGCTGGACGGCGGAAACCACGTCGCGCACGCAGTCGGCGACGCCGACTCTCGCCGAATTGCAGTTCCCGACGATGGAACTTTACGCGATGCCGGCGGCCTCGCAAACGCTGCTCGACGATACGATCGTCAACATCGACGAGTGGCTGGCCGAAGAAGTTCGCCTGGCTTTCGCCGAGCAGGAAGGCACGGCCTTCGTGTCGGGTGATGGCACCAACAAGCCGAAGGGGTTCCTCAGCTACACCGCCGTCGCCAACGGCTCGTGGACGTGGGGCAATGTCGGCTACATCGCAACCGGCGTTGACGGAGCTTTCCCGGCGACGAGCCCTAGCGATAAGCTGCTCGATCTCGTCTACGCGGCGAAGGCGCCATATCGCGCCAACGGCACGTTCGTGATGAACCGCTCGACGGTCTCGGCGGTGCGCAAACTGAAGGACGGCCAGGGCAACTATCTCTGGCAGCCGTCGAATGCACCGGGCGAAGCGCCGTCGCTGATGGGCTATCCCGTTGCCGAAAGCGAGGACATGCCGGACATCGACACGGATACGACGTCGATCGCGTTCGGTGACTTCTCGCGCGGTTACCTGATCGTCGATCGCGCCGGCATTCGCGTGCTGCGCGATCCCTACAGCGCCAAACCCCACGTGCTCTTTTACACGACGAAGCGCGTCGGCGGCGGCATTCAGGACTTCGACGCGATCAAGCTTCTGAAGTTCGCGGCTTAATCCGCTCACGCTGGCTGTTCCGCGCGACTGCGCGGGCCAGCTCCGCGAGGGGCGGCGCTTGCGCCGTCGCCCGGTCGGGCTCACGGCCGCTGGCCGAAGCAATGAATGAAGCTTCAAGTCCGCGCCGGGCGACGCTTGCACACTTGTCATCCCGGCCGAAGCGCAGCGGAGAGCCCGGGACACAGAAGGAATGTCGGTGCTCCGGTCCTGGGTCCTGGATCGCCGCTTTCGTGATGCGTCCGGGATGACAAGATGAACTAAGCCCGCGCCAGGCGGCCGGCTCGCAGAACGCGAGTCGCCCGGCGCGCCGCACGAATCGTCATCCTCGAACGGACGAGCCTGCGAGGCCGTTCGGGGATCCAGCGCGAGAAGTGCCGAAGGCCCAACATTGCGTCTTCGACGAGTTTTGCGCTGGATCCCTGGCCTTCGACGCGGCTTCGCCGCCCTCGGCCGAGGATGACGGTTTATTCCAAATTCCCGTGCGGGTCCCCCTCCCGCCCGCGCGGGATTAAGTGCGGGGCCATCGCAACGCGGTGGTCCCGCATTTTTGTTTGCGCTCGGCGACTCGCGTTCTGCGAGCCGGCCGCCGAGCGCACTCACCGTCGCGCAACTCGATCAACAAGGCCGCGCCTTGCGGCCGGCTCCGCGCAGCGGAGTCCCAAGGCGCAATCAATAAGGAATCCTCATGTCTCTCGTGATGACGACCCCGCCGGCGCTTGAGCCGGTGACCGTGGCCGAGGCCAAGGCGCATCTGCGCGTCGATGGCGACGCCGAGGATATCCTGATCGGCAGCCTCGTTCTGACGTCGCGGCTTCATATCGAGGCGGCGTTGGGGTTGGCCCTCATCACGCAATCTTGGACGCTGGCGCTCGACCGCTGGCCCCGTGGCAATCACATCGATCTTCCGATGACGCCGCTGCAGTCAGTTGATGACGTGCGCGTCGTGAACGGCGCCGGCATTGTAATGATCATCCCCGCGGAGAGCTATCTCGTCGATCTCGCATCGCGACCCGGACGCCTCGTCTGGAACAATACGATCCCGCCCATTCCGGGATTGCCCGCGAACGGCATAGAAATCGATTTCACCGCCGGCTTCGGCGCGACGGCCGACAGTGTTCCTGCGCCGTTGAAGCACGCCATCCTGATGCTAACGGCGCACTGGTACGAGCACCGCGACCCGGACGACATCGGCACCAGCGCGGCGCAAGTTCCAGCCGCCGTATCCGACCTCATCCAACCGTTTCGGACGATCCGGCTATGAAGGCGCCCGTCAAGGCCAGCGATCTGCGCCATCGCGTGACAATCGAAAGCGCGGCGCGGACGGGCGATGGCGCCGGTGGTGCGACGCTCGCTTGGCAGGCGGTCGCCGAAGTTTGGGCGGCGATCTGGTCCCGCGACGTGACCGAGGCGTTCACGCTCGACCGCATCGCAGGGAAGGCGACGCACGATGTCTGGATACGCTACCGGGCCGACGTGACGCCCGACATGCGCATTCGATTTGGAAGCCGCGTGTTCGACATTCTCGGAGCTATCGACGTCGAGGATCGCGGGCATTGGCTGAAGTGTCCGGTAGAGGAGCGCGACCTGTGATCGTCACAGCGAACATCAGCGGCGTCGCAGCCACGGCGCGCGATCGGGCGTCGGCACTGGTGGCCGATGCTCTGGCCAGGCGCGAGGCGGCGTTGCGCTCAGGCGCTGGCAGTTCAAACCGTGTTGCGCCGGACGCCGGCCGGCAAGTCGCATCCGATCCCTTACAGCCAAAGCGAGATAGATGATGTCGAGTTCAGGTTTCGCGCTTCAGCAGGCGATTTTCCAGAAACTTTCGAGCGATGCCGCGACGATTGCGGCGCTCGGCGGCACACGCATTTACGACGACGTACCGGCGCGCGCCGAGTTTCCTTTTCTGACGTTCGGGCAATCGACCGAGCGAGATTGGTCGACGGGAACGGCGATTCCTTACACGACACCCGAAATCGCTCGGTGTTGCGTACAGGGAGCTCGGCAGCGATCGGTCGCACGAGTCGATAATGCCAGTCGTCAGTCCCGAGTCATCGGTCATCGGGTTGTCAGTCATCAGTCGGGAGATCCCCAGTTTCCAGTCAACACCACCCGGGCGGTGATTTGCCGCGCAGGGCATTCGTTGGATGCCGAAGTCGAGAGCCGACGGCGCGACATTGTGGCATGCAGGACTTTCGACAACTGCTCGTCTGGAAACGCGCGCACGCGTTCGCATTGAATGTTCGGCGGGCCGCTCACGACATGCTCCGCGCGGGCTACACCGACCTGAAATCGCA